AACTAGGTAATGCCTAACATTAACGACAGAATAGGCTCGCAGAATGTAATTCGTGTATTATCTAATGCTTCTGCACCACCAACAAGAATCGTTAATTTAACTGACGTAGATGCAACCCTAAAAACAAGGGATGGAATGCTTCTTGTCTGGAACTTATCAGACGAAACATTCTATATGACGGATACGATTGATTCGTCTACTTTAATTGCGTCAGGAATAGCAACTTTCAGCAACACTGTAAATTTTACAAAAACAGATAATTCAACATTATCAACAAATGGATCTGTAGTTTATAGTGGTGGAGTTGGAATTGCTAAAAATTTAAATGTTGGTGGTGACTCCAAAATAACTGGAATTGTAACTTTTGGAACTGGTGCCATCGTTATTGATGGTACTAATAACATTATTACTGTTGGTAGTGGAGTAACCATAAGTGAGTCTGGTGGATTAAGCCTTACAGGAATTTCCACATTTTTAAATGATACTGACAACACCTTAGGTGATGAAAATACAGGTTCCGTTCAATTGGACGGAGGAATGGGTATTGCAAAAAACCTTACGGTAAAGCAAAACCTTCACGTTGGCGGATTTTCTGAATTTATAGGTGTTGCCACATTTAGGGGTGGAACAATTAATCTTGGTGATTCTGTAGGGGATGACATTAATGTTGGTGGTGAATTCATATCAGACTTAAACCCCAATGATGATGCTTCTTATGATCTTGGTATTACGACACAAAGGTGGAGAAATGCCAGATTTTCTGGTCTTGTAACTTCTACCAGTTTATTTGTTTCGGGAATATCAACTTTTGAAGGTAATCAATTCACCACTGGTAATGTATCTATTACCGGATTTGCAACGGTAACTGATGGATTGTTCTATGAGGTTGGCGATTTTGATGGTCCAAATGGAATTGCATATTTTGATGATACTGGAAAACTTATTGGAGCAGCAAGTACAGAGTCTGGAATAAGTACTACTAATTATGTTTTAACAACTAATGCAAGTGGAATTCCAGTATGGACAGACACAATTGATGGAGGAGCATTCTGATGTCAAAACCAAGTACTAGGCAGCAACTTATTGATTATTGTTTGAGGAGACTTGGTGCTCCAGTATTGGAAATAAATGTTGATGATGATCAGATTGATGATTTAGTTGATGATACTATTCAATATTTTAATGAACGTCATTACGACGGTGTTGAAAAGATGTATTTAAAATATAAAATTACTCAAGACGATGTTAATAGGGGAAGAGCTAGTGGAACTAGTGGAGTTGGAATAGTAACAACAACAGGAACTTCAACTATTGTTGGATCAGCAACTACTTTCAGTTTTTATGAAAATTCAAATTATATACAAGTTCCAGAATCAGTAATAGGTATCGAAAAAATATTCAAATTTGACACTAGTTCTATTTCTGGTGGAATGTTTAGTATTAAATATCAACTTTTTCTCAATGACTTATATTATTTCAATTCCGTAGAACTTCTTCAGTATTCTATGGTTAAGTCATATTTAGAAGACATTGACTTTTTGTTAACCACAGATAAGCAAGTCAGATTCAACAAGAGACAAGATAGACTTTATCTCGATATTGATTGGTCATCTCAAGCAGCAAATGAATTTATAGTGATTGAATGTTATAGAGCTCTAGATCCGACATCTTTCTCTCAAATATATAATGATAGTTTTGTTAAGCAATATTTGACTGCACTAATTAAGAGACAATGGGGACAAAATCTAATTAAATTTCAGGGAGTTAGACTTCCTGGAGGAACTGAATTGAATGGAAGACAATTGTATGATGATGCACTAAGAGATCTTGATGAGATAAAACAGAGAATGTCATCAGAGTATGAGTTACCACCTATGGACTTAATTGGATAATCATGACTTTAAATCCATTCTTTCTTCAAGGATCAACGAACGAACAATTTCTCATTCAAGATTTAATTAATGAGCAATTGAGAATTTATGGGATTGAAGTTTATTATCTTCCCAGAAAAATTTTCAAAACTGACGATATTATCAGAGAAATACAGTCATCAAAATTTGATGACGTTTTTCTTATTGAAATGTATTTAAACAATTATGATGGGTATGCTCCTGGAAGTGATTTAATGACCAAATTTGGTCTTAAATTGCAGAATGAAGTTAGTTTGACAGTATCTAGAGAAAGATATGAAGAGTTCATTGCTCCATTTTTGGAGGGCATTTCTTCAGGTATTAGAGAAGGTTTAATTCAAGAATATGACTTTGCAGATTTGATTACAAGACCTAAAGAAGGAGATTTGATCTATTTTCCACTTGGAGAAAGATTATTTGAGATTAAAAGAGTAGAATCTGAAAAACCGTTCTACCAACTTGGGAAAAATTATGTGTATGAACTAAATTGTGAACTCTATGAGTATGAAAACGAACTTATTGATACTGCTGTTGAGGAAGTTGATAATACTGTTGAAGATGAGGGATACATTACCACTTTAAGGCTTGTTGGAACTGGTATTACTGCAACAGCAACTGTAAGTGGAGTTTCATCTAACAAAGCATCTTTGGGAAGTATTGTATTGACAGATGATGGGGCTGGTTATACCAGCACTCCTACAGTTACAATTTCAAATCCAATTGTTGGTGGAGGAACAACTGCAACAGCTGTAGCGATAACAACTTCTGTTGGAAATGTAACGTCCATAAAGGAAATAAGACTTACAAACGCTGGACTGGGATATACATCAACAAATCCACCTACAGTGACAATCAGTGGGGGTGGTGGATCTGGTGCCGCTGCAACTGCTATAGTTGTTTCTGGTGGCATATTATCGCTTTCACTGACAAATAATGGAAGAGGATATTTTGGAACTGCTCCAACAGTAACAATATCAGGTCCTTCAGTTGGAACAACAGCAACAGCAACAGCAATTGTTTCTAGTGGTCAATTAACTGCATTGCAAATTACAAATGCAGGATCTGGTTACACAACAACACCAACCGTTACAATTGCTTCACCAGTATCTGGAGTAGGAACTTTCTATTACAACGAAGAAATTATAGGACAGACATCAGGTGTTACTGCAAGAGTCAGAAACTTTAAGAGAAGAACTGATATTAATGTTGGATTGCCACCAGTAGACTTACAAGTTTCACTAAATACTGGTAACTTTAATATTGGCGAAACGGTTATTGGTGCAGCGTCATCCGCATCATATGTTATCGAATCTTATGATAGAGAAAGTTATGATAATCCATATGATGTTAATGAAGAAATTGAAACTGAAGCAGATAGTATTTTAGACTTTACAGAGTCTAATCCATTCGGAGGTTATTAATGTTAGGGACTTATTTTTATCACGAAATTTTAAGAAAAACAATCATTTCTTTTGGAACACTGTTTAATAATATCTATATTAGGCACTCCAAAGACAATGGCACGGTTTTGGATGAAACAAAGGTCGGTATTTCATATGGACCAATGCAAAAGTTCTTGACAAAAATTCAAGAACAAGCAGAATTAAACAAGTCTATTGCCATCACATTGCCAAGAATGTCTTTTGAAATGGTTTCTATACAATATGACCCGACGAGAAAGGCTGGTATAACTCAAACATTTAAAGCATCTGATGGAACTAATTTGAAAAAAGTATACATGCCCGTTCCATATAACATTGGATTTGAACTTAATATTTTTAGTAAATTGAATGATGACGCTTTGCAAATAGTAGAACAAATTTTACCATTTTTTCAACCATCATTTAACCTGACAGTTGATTTAATTGATTCTATAGGAGAAAAGAGAGATATACCGATTATCTTAGATAGCGTAGATTTCCAAGATGATTATGAAGGTGATTTCAACACTAGAAGAGCACTCATATATACTTTAAGATTTACTGCAAAAACGTATCTCTTTGGTCCGGTCTCTGATACAACTGATGGACTTATTCGTAAGGTTCAGGCAGATGTTTACAGTGACACAAACACAGCAACTGCAAAACGTGAGATGAGATACACTGCTACACCAGATCCAATCAGCGCAGACCCTGCTGCTGGAGATGATTTTGGATTTAGTGAGAACTGGGAATTCTTTACAGATTCTAAGTCTTATAGTCCCACACAACAACAGGATGTTTGATAGATTATGTCCGATAATTATGATTCCATCGATAATGCTCTTAATGTAGAGAGTAGCATTGTAAAACCTGAAAAGGTTTCTGCTGAGATAGCAAATGTAAAACCAAAAGGTCCTGACATTGAAAAGGATTATGAGTACACTCGTGCAAATCTTTATTCTTTGATTGAGAAAGGTCAGGAAGCAATCAATGGAATCATGGAACTTGCTGGTGAGGGTGGAAGTCCAAGAGCATATGAAGTTGCTGGTCAACTGATTAAAAGTGTTGCAGACACGACCGATAAATTAATTGATTTGCAGAAAAAACTTAAAGATGTTGAAGATGAGTCTGTAAAAACTACAAACAACAATGTAACTAATAATGCAGTGTTTGTTGGGTCAACAACAGAATTACAAAAATTACTCAAGCAAGGTTTTCTAAATAATAATACGGATAAAAAATAAAAATGTCCAAGTGTAAAGCAGGTTACTATTATTGTTACACTGATAAAAAGTGTAAACCCATTTCTAAGGGTCTGAGGGTTACCTCAAAGTATTTTGGTAATGGAAAAGAACCTGAGGAAGTTGGTATTGACAAACCTTTAGAAGGTAATGGTAACGGCAATGGGAATGGTAATGGTGGAGGTGTTTCCGAAGGTTGGACTGAAAAATATAAAAAATCAATTGATTGCAACAATCCAAAAGGATTTTCTCAGAGGGCACATTGTCAGGGGAAAAAGAAAAAAATGAACGAAGAAAAGAAAGATCATGAATATTCAATGGCTCGTTCTGAACTGAAGACTGTTACTAATGCTGCAAAGCGTCTTCAGAAGAAGATGGGTAAAAAAGGTGAAGGTAATTTAGACGCATGGGTGCAATCTAAAATCACCAAAGCAGCAGACTATATTGATACCGCTGCAGATTATGTAACTAATGAAGAAACCGTAACTGAAGAGGGACTCCGCGATTGGTTTGGCAAGTCCAAATCAAAAGACGGTAAGAAAGGTTGGGTCAATGTTGTGACAGGTGATTCCTGTGCGAGTGACAAACCTGGTGAAGGTATTCCTAAGTGTGTTTCTTCTGCAAAAAGAGCAAGCATGTCTAAGAAAGAAAGACTTGCTGCCGCTGCTGCTAAAAGAAGAGAGGATCCAGGTCAACAAGAAAAATCTGGTGCTTCTAAACCAACAATGGTAAAA